GTTATGTATCAGCAGATGTAAGAATTGAAAACCCACTAACTAATAAAGTATTTAGCGGGTTTACAATACTTAGAAATAAGACATACTCCACATTAACACTTGAAAGTTTAGCTACCGCAGGTATCACTACGCTACAACCAGTTTCGGGTGGTGGTCGAGTTGTATGGGGTATTACAACTTCTCAAAGCGGATTCCCAGAAGAACAAGAAATCTCAATAGTATTTATTAGAGATAGAGTTGCTAAGATTCTAAGAGGAAGCTTTGCTGGATTTATTGGTTTACCAGAAACACCTGATACACAAGTTATTTTGTCTACTAGAGCATATTCTGTGTTGAACGCCCTTGTTTCTCAAGGACTAATTACAGCATTTGCAGATTTGAAAGTTGTTAGAGATAGCGCTGATCCAACACAATGGAATATTTCCGTTAAGGTTCAACCCACCTATCCAGTTAACTTCATTTACATTAAAGTAGCTTTAGGACAAATATAAAATAATAATGGAGATATAAAATGACATTAGCGAGCAACACACAGTCTACTTTAGGTTATGGTAGTGAAGTAGCCCCATCTGGTTATAGCCCATATGTTAATAGAACAAGCGTATCGTTATCTACCAATATACTTATTTATGTTGGGGCAACTCCAGTAGGAGCAGTACAAACTATTAGCGTTGATGAAAATAGAGCTATTAGATTTTTTTCAGAAGTAGGAACAGATGGTCACGTAGATTCTGCTCCACAATCATCTACTACAGTCAACGGGTCATGTACCAGAATTAGATTTGATCGACTAAGAGTAGCAGAGGCTTTTGGTAGAGGTTTCGTTCATGCTAGATCACAAGTTTATCCATTTGATATTGCAATCATAGATAGACAAAGATCAGATGCTGATAACCAAATTGTCACTGTTATTAAGAATGTTTGGATCAAATCTATTAACACAACCTATTCGGCTAGCGATTGGATTATTTCAGATACTATGAGTTATGAAGCAGAATCTATTTTTAGCGTCATTGGCGGCAAAGATCCTGTGGCTCGTGGCGGTCTAAGAAATATCCCAGTATCTATTATTGGTGCTGAAAGAGACACTGATATCGGTCTTAACGGTAGAAGAGGTTCTATGGATGTTTCTGGTATCGTAGATATTGGCAGCAGCGGCAACATCTTTTAATTATAAATTAATTTAATTATAGAAGCACTTGGAATTTTCCAAGTGCTTTTTTTATTGTTATATTCAGATAGGATAGTTTTAATTTAAATATTTGGAGTAACAATGCCTAGTTATGATAGCCCTATTGGAAGAAAAAATTTTTCAGGACAAGGTATGAGAGATTTTAGCGTAACAGATGAAAGTCAACCACCTCAACATCGCTTTAGAGAAGATGCATTTCCAGATGAAATGCCTTCAAGACAAGTAAACTCAATACCTAATGATGCTGATTTTGAAAGAGAAGTTCAATATGCTAGAGAAGCTAAAAGATCAGGCAAAGAAAGATTAAATGAAGGCGCTAAGCGTCGCATTGAAATGCTTATTGGCATGACTCAAACCACAAGACAATTTTCTGTAGAAAATAATAACTTTATTTTAAGATCTTTAAAATCAAAAGAAATGAAAGAATCTTTGTTGGCAGTTGCAGAATATGATGGAACTATTCAAGCTCCTTATGAAATGAGAAAACAAATTTTAGCAAGGTCTTTAACTCATGTCGCTGATGTAGAAATAGAACAATTTATAGGCTCTAATACATTAGAAAGTAAAATGTTATTTCTAGATGAATTAGACGAGTCACTATTAACTAGATTGTATGATGAGTATTTGTTATTAACTAAAACTACTAAAGAAAAATTTGCTATTAAAAATGATAAGGATGCGGAGGAGATAGTAGAAAATATAAAAAAATAATATATGAGCCGGAACATCGGTTCATTTGGTTTTTATGCACTAAATACCAAAAAACTCCTGATGATCCATTTATTACTGAAATGGACCCGGTTCTAAAAATATGGATGTTTTATAATTGGTTAGAAGATCAAAAAGATAATTCTGAACTAGCTAAAAATCACGCATATATTATAGGTTCTTTTATTAATCCAGAAGCTGTTAAAAAGCTAATAGAAGATAATGCTTATAAATCTGACGATCAAGATTTTGAAGAGTCTATGGATATGGTTAAATCTGGATTTAGTTTGGATATTAAAGAGATGGTTCCAGCTAAAAGACAAAGAAGAACTTTGAAGGAATAAAATGGCACCTCCTATTGATCAAGAAAATCCAGTAGAATCAAATACAAGTTATGATCAAGCTAAAAAAGAAGCTGATGATATAGTCAATTTATCTAACGCAATAAATAATCGTAGTGAAGCTACAGAAAAAGCTGCAACTACTACTAAAAAGCTTCAAGAAGTTACTGAAGAAGCATCTGATGCTACTAAAAAATTTAGTAACATTACACAAGACCAAGCTAATAAAATAGGCATGGCTAGTGTTGCTTTATTTGGTTATCAAAATCAATTTGAAAATTTAGGTAAAGGTATGTCAGGAATGAGTACCGTTATCAATGATGTTTTTACTAGATTATCTACAGGTCCAGGCGTTGTTCAAAATTTAGTTAAAATGGGCATGAATTCTGAACTTGCTAATCAATATAGTAAACAAATTGATTTTTTAAAAAGTATACCTAAAGCTCAACTTGAGGCTGCAGATTCTGCTATGGTATTAGAAAATAATTTTATTTCTCTTGCGGCAGAAACGGGTACATTAGATAAATTATTTGCAGATTCTGGACCTAATTTACAAAACCTTGCTAATCTAGTAGAAGATAAAGCTATGATGATGAATAAAGCTGCGGGAGCAACAGGATTAAGTACAAAAGAAGTTTCTGGATATTTTAATGAGTTAGCTAAAATACCAGGAGCTTTATCTTCTGTTGTTAAGGGTAGCGGAGATGCCAAAGAAAGAACAGAGATGTTAACTGCTGCCATTAAGTTATCGCATGGTACTGCTCGTGATACTAAAGATGTAATAGCAGATTTAAGCAAGGCGTATGACAACTATGGTTTAAAAGGTGAAGATGCTTTAAAGTTTACAGCTAGATTCACGGAAATTGCAGGAAAATATAACGTAAAATTTAGTGCAATTAGAGGTAATCTAATTAATACTTCTGAGGCTTTTGGAAAATTTGTTAGTGCTGGAGAAGCTGGTAATAGAATGGCAGAGGGTGCTTCTTCAATAATGAATAATTATGTTGAGTCATTTAAAGCTACTGGTATAACAGGAGAAAGAGCCGCAGGTATTATCACAACTATGACTAATAGTGTTGGTAACTTAAGTCTTGCTCAAAAAGCTTTTTTATCTGCTCAATCTGGAGGACCTGGCGGTATAATGGGTGGTCTCCAAATTGAAAAAATGTTACAAGAGGGTAATATTGAGGGTGTCTTTAATAAAGTTAAAGATGTAATGACTAAACAATTTGGCAAAATTGTAACTTTAGAAGAAGCAACTAAAAGCGAAGCCGCTGGAGCCCAGTTCGTAAAACAAAGAGCAATGTTAATGCAAGGACCATTAGGCGGTATTGTTAAATCCGAGGACGATGCAGCCAGAGTATTAGAGGCTTTGCAGAAAGGTACGGCTCTTCCAATTCCAACAAAACTTAAAGAATCTGGTTTACGAGATTATATGGAGCAAGGAACTAGAAGAGAAGAATTGTCTTATAACCCAGCAACTGCACTTAGAAATTTAGGAGAAATGCAATCTATTGTTGGCGGTTTTGGAGCTTTAAGAAAAATTCGTCAAGGCGGTCTTACTGCTGGTGGCGGAGATTTTGGCGAAGGAGATGAGGTAGCTCAAGAGGCAAGCGGCGCTTTAAGAGCCACAATGAGGAGAGCTAGTGCCAGCGGAGGTGATTTAGCAGAAAGAGCTTCTAAAGGAGATGTAGGTGGTGAGGGTTCTATTGCAATGAGCGAAGCTTTTACAGAAATAGGTAGAATGTTAGATGATGCTCCTAAAGTTGGAAAAGCTATACAAAAAACTGTTTTAAGTTCTTTCGGATTAGATGCTCCTTCATTGAAAAATTTAGAGGAGAAAAAAGCACAATTTATTTCTAAAGCTGAAGAGAAAAGAAAAGAATTAATAAAAGATAAAGATAGATTTGGTCTTATGGCATTTGAAAAAAATTATGAAAAAACATTAAAAGCATTAGATAATGCAATTACAACGGTTAAAAAATCAGAAGAAAGTGAACTAAAGGGGGCAGCCCCTACAACTACTTCAGTTTCGACATCTAGAGCCGCTGAAAGAAAAGCCTATGAAGAAGTAGAAGATGATGAAGATATGGCTATGCCAGCAGCCCCTGGTGTTTCTGCAACGGCTATAGATCCTAGATTAAAAGCTGAAGCGGCAGTTGCAAAAGTATCAAGAGAAAAGATGGCTTCAGCGGCTATGGCTGAAGTCAGTCCACCAGCAGACATTTTAAGACCAGCAGCTGGCAGGGCAGCTAAAGTAGCCGCTAAGACTCAAGAAGAGGCTGCCAGAGCAGCCGATACAATCACAGCAGCAAGACCGCCAACTGCCGTACCTGTAGAAGTAAAAGGTACTATAGAAGGGTTTTGTGTAATTTGTAAAGATAAGTTTGATGTTAGTCATTTGGATCACATAAATCCTGCAGCCGAGAGAACCTAATTTATAAGGGTATAATATGGTTAATTTAAAAGATGTTCAGGGTACATTAGAAACTATTGGAAAAAAGGTTTCTAACAGCGTTGAATTAACGAAAGCTCAAGAATCATCATTTAGAGATGAAGGTTTTGCATTACCAGCTAATTATTCTGCTGATGGTACAGGCTTGCCATACTCTAAAGTTCCTTCTAATAGAAAAGGAACTCTTCGTCGTAATATAATTACTTGGTTTGTACCTGAGTTTGGTACAGTAAAAATGTTTATTAACCCAGACAACATTTCTTATAATTATAAAAAATTAATTAGCAAGGATAAAACAAAGGGAGGTCATACTCTTCAATATTGGGGAGAGGAGTTGACAACTTTGAGTATCACTGGTACAACTGGTTCTTCTGGAGTAGAAGGCATAAATGTTTTATATGAAATATATAGGGCTGAGCAATATGCATTCGATCCTATTGCCTTAACGATAGCATCTAATAATTATGCTCAAAATGCAGCCGCAGATTTAGTAAATTCAGGACTCAACTATTTAGGTGGCGCTTTAGGAAGCACAATAGGTGGAGTAACTGGAGCCGCTACTAACGCATTAGTTACTAGTGGGGTTGGTGGCTTATTAGGTTTACAATCTTCTGGCGCTAATATGGCATCTAATAATTTTATGTCATTAGCAGAACTAGCATTTGGTGTCGAGATGTATTATAATGGCTGGGTATTTAGAGGATTTTTTGACTCAATTACAGTTACTGAAAAAGATTTATTATTTAATTATGTAATTAATTTTACCGTAACTCAAAAACGTGGTTATAGAGAGAATTATTTGCCTTGGCAAAAAAGTCCAAATAATGGTCCTAGCCAGTATGGCACCCCATATTCATTTAAAAATGAATAATATACAACATTTTAAAAAAATGTTAAATTAATGTATGAGATAGTTTTAGGAAAATAAATGGCTTTTTTAAAAGATTTTGCAAACCAACTAAGCGAACAATTTCTAGCTTCAGAAAATACCAATCATACTTTAGATAAAGTAGTTGATGGTAAGACTGTTAGTTATGGAGCTTTAGGAGATTTCGCTTCTAAGTTTGATCAATCTGCTCAAAGAAGTTATTTGGAGCAAGGATTTTTAAGAAAAGATCCATTTAATATAGATTCAAAACAAGTAGAAATATTAATGCAACAACCTAACGCAACAGTGTTGTTGAAAAAAAGAATGTTTCATTCTATAGGAGAAAATTATAGAACTGACTTAATGGATGTTGACGAAAAACTTTATTATAGATCTATGAACATTTTGTTTCAAAACAAATGTAAGCAAATTTCTACTTTAGAAAAACTATCAAAAATTCAAAAAGTATCATCAACATTAGGAACTGTTGATGAGCAAATGATGTCAATTATATTTTCTTTAACTGGAAGTTTTGATTTTACTGATCCTGCTCAAGAAAGTAGTAATTTGTCTTCTGTTGGAAACACTCTTAAGTCAGAAGTCCCTACTTTCAAAGGGGTAGTAGATAGAATTAGAAGAATTTATGCTTTTAATAAAAGCGCAGATACTACTACTTGGATTGCTGATAATACTAATATATTTAGAAATCAATTTGGTGGTGGCACTGGAGTTATAGAAATAACTAATTTTACTAATTTTAATACTACTGTTACAACAAATCTTTCTGGGGGTAGATTTTCAATAGACATTTCAGATCCATATGAAGCAATGGTTATTACTGAATATGATATAGAAAGAGCTATTGCAGATGCTACCAGTATATACACAAGAATAGGCACCTCTTTATCTTTAGACTTAGCTAATCAACTTATAGAAAGTTTAAAGAGCAGATTAAATAGAATTAGGGCAGATAGAAATGCTAGCCCAATAACATTTAAGATAAATCCAGATACTCTTTTAGGTAAAAGAGTTGTGGCTATTATTGATAATACTGCTGAAGAAATTAGATTTGATTATGATCCAACAGCTATTTTTTCAGATTTTTCTCTTTCACAAAGCGGGACAAGAGTATATCCAGAATTTTTAAAATCAGCAAAATACGACGGTCTTGATGAAGAGGTTAAAAAATATAGAACTTTAACTGGAGGCACTCATGATTCGCGAGATTCTGAATTATCATTATTTTGTGAATTAATTGCGGCTATTTTTAACAGAATGTCTATGGAATCTAGTTCTAAAAACGAACTGCAACAGCTTAATAAGCTAACTAATTATGCAAGAAAGAAATTAAGATTTAATTTCTTAGGCAAATTAATTATCCAACCTATGGATTCAATCCATTTTTATATTAAGTCGTCGTCTAAGACTGACACTAAAGTATTATCTGGTCTTAAAGATATGTTTAGTGGTATGGGAACGCTACAATCTTTTGCTAAATCTCTTGGTGATTTTAAAAATCAAATCGATTCTTTATTTAATCCTAACAATTTAAATGTAGCTATTGAAAAATCAGTATTTGTGGGAACTGAATTTCCTAATTTTGTTTGGAATATGATTAAACCACAATTTGTTAATGAAAATGAAGGCGCACATGTTTTTGCCGGGGTAGTTAATAGTGCTAGCGGATCATATAATCCAAATTCGGGTTTTAAAGTATCTGCTAACGGTGAAGATAATTCCTATTACTTTAAATTAGGCAAAATAAATGAAAAGCCTGGCTCGGATGCATGGGCAGGTTCTATTTTTGATCCATTAACTCCATTTCAAACTAAGTTTGATAAAGTAGTAACAAATTATAGTAATGAGATACCTACTCCACTACCCGAAAATCAAATTATATTATCAAATAATATTGATAATGAAGGTCCTTTATTTAAATTTAAAGCTGGACCTTTTGCTGGTAGATTAGCTAATGATAAAAATTATATTCAAGACAAAACAGTAGATCCGGTAACTGGTAGAATAACTCGTACTTTTTATGCCCCAGATGGTTTAGTGTACAGATGGAAAGAGGGTATTGGAGCATTTGTTCAGTATGGCAGTTCCTTTGATTTAAACTCTCCAGATAAAGTAGGGGTTCCCAGTATAACTAGAGACCCATTTGCAGGTCAAGATGTTATGAACGTAATTTCTTTACTAGTAACTGGTCATCCGTATAATTTTGCTAATTATTGGAATGCTGTTTCTAATTTTGATGGATTTGCCTCAGATCCCCATTCTAGACAAAATGCAGCTCACTCATTCTCTTTAGTATTAAGAAATGCGTTACAAAAAAGAAACGCATTGTGGGGCAATTTTATTCCATTTAAAAATCTTGTTATGAATGAGGAGAGTTATGCAAAAACTTTACAATCTTTATTTACTATTAAAGAAAAAAGCTCTCTTGTTGAAAATAAGTTAAAACAATTACAAGAAATAGAGAATAAAGCTTATGTCTTGGGCATTCACTCTCTTAATAATAACAAGGTTCAAATAATAAAACAATCTCTCAGCGGTGATGTCAATACTGACATAACAACTATCACAACTAATTTAAAAAAAGAAATTGATGATTTAATAGTAAAATTACAAGCAGAAGACCAAAAAGCAATAGTTCAATCAGGCGATGATGTAACATTTAATTTTGATGAGTTTTTAACTCCTGGGTCTCAATCTAAATTAGCCGACGCAGCCACTCGTAGATTAATAAGAAGACAAGTTAATTTCTTAACTAGAAGAATGTCTTATAATGTCAGAGCAAATGAAGACAAGAATTTATTTATTGTAGATGATAGCTATGATAAAGATTATGATATAGCTGCCTTTAATTCTTCTTTAGATAACAATCTGCAATTATATAGTAATACTAATTTAAATATTTCTCAGAAAATTAAATTAGCTGCCGATCTTTTAAATTTAGAAGTTTTTTGTGATACTCAAGGACATATTAGAGCTAGGTCCCCACAATATAATAGAATGCCTAGTTCAGTTTTTAGCAAAATGATGTATCAAAAAGAAGCTTTAGGAATTCAAGTATTTCCAGAATTTTTAAATGATATATTTTCTAATCAATTATCTACTTTACGAGATAGGTTAGAAGTAGTGGAAGATGAAATCAGATTAGATTGTGCTATTTTTGGTAAAAAGAATGATATTGAAGCATTAGAATTTATTAATACAATTGGATCAACTGATGGTTCTGGTAGTGCATTTCAATTTGTTTCTTCTAGTGAAGGCAATATTGCAGATTTCTCTTCTTTAAGAAAACAATCTGATCCAGATAGTAAGTCGCCTCAAGATAAAGATCAGCTTTTAAAAGTAGAAAATCAAGCTAAAAATACTAAAGATATTTTTTCTCTATCTCAAAGATATTCTTTTATTCAATCCAAAATTGAAAATGCTGGACAAAATAGAGCCAATAATCCTAGCAATCCTTATCAAATAATTGATAATCTTGATTTTGATAATAATATATATGTAAATGATTTGATTAAAAGAATTGAAACCAAATCAGGTCAAAAAGTAAAAAATTTTACCAAAGATTTAGTTGATACATCCTATTATAGAAATAATCCTGGTGATATTGATATTTTTAAATTGACCAAGGATTTGTCTGAAAAAATTTCAGAGAGACAAAAAGTATTAAGATTGTTTTATTCTGCTTTAAAAAATTCCAAAGAATTCAGATCTTTAGATGAAGATTCTTCTACAGCTAATAAGCTATCATTTTTCGGAACAACTGGTAACAAAAATACACCAGAAGTTTTTGAGCACATGATTGAAGATGAGACTTATGATGATTTGGGTCCTGGGTCTGGTAAGAGATATGTTATAAAGAATTATCAAATTCTTAATTACACTATTAATGAGACCCCTCCCCCATATACTTATGTAGAAGTTCAGGGAGTATTAAATAATTTTGCTCCTGAAGGATTACCACCTAACTTAAGCTCTTTCCCTGGAGGTGGTAATGGTTTAGTAACTGCGGCGGCTATTGATTATGATTTATGGCGAACTTATGGTCATTTTGATGTTTCTCCGATTGGAGTTCCATTCTTAAGTAATCCTGTAACTCAATGCGCTCCTTATGCAGTAAGCTTATTAAGTAGAGCTAGGAAACAAATATTAAAAGGTAGCATGACAATAAAGGGAAACGAGTACATGCAACCAGGAGAGGTTGTATTCTTTGAAGATAGAAATTTATTATTTTATGTAACTCAAGTAACTCATAATTATACTTCTTTAAATTCTTTTAATACTACCTTAACTTTAGAATATGGTCATTCTCCAGGAGAATATATTCCAACTACACTTGATATAATTGGTAAAGCTATTTATAATAATAAAGATATTGCTAATTATCAGGTACACAAAGAATCTAGTTCATTTAATGAATCGTCTTATGGACCAATCATCAGAGATCCTAATTCTAATAATATATTGAAAAGCAAAGAGTCTGGTGGTGGTGGCAATTATGGACCAGCTAACGCAACTGTTATTAACAATATATTATTTAACGCCTCTTATTTAGTTTCTTCTAATAGTACAAAAGGGAATAATATTGAAACTAGGATTGAGTTAAGAGTTTATTATGATTCTAAATTAGGTTCTGCAAATCCAGATTTAATTTCATTTGCTGAAGAAATTAAAAATATTTTATCTGATCCTAAGCTTATGCAACAGCCTAACTCTAAAAATCAGAATAAAAAAGATATAAAGATTCCTAAAGATATTATTGATGTTATACAAGTAGATATGTCTTCGCAATCAGATCACAGATCCCCATCTCAAAAAGCTTGGAGTGTAGCCAGAGATTTATCGAAAACAGCTACAAGTATTTCTCTTAAAGTGCCTGATGTTGCCCCTAAAACAGAAACAGGTGGAGTTCCATTACCAGCAGATGGGGAACCTAATCCTGCTGTTCCTCCAGCAGATGAAAAGACACAATCTGCAGATGCGAATAAAATTGATCCTGCTGTTCTTAAACAAGAGAGAGATAAGTTAAGAATGGCATTATTTGGTAATGTAGTAGACTGTTGGGTTAAATTAAAAGTACTACCACCAACGACTTAAAGTTTTTATTGGGAGCTAATTGTGTCAAATCCAAATATTTTTAACCCAGCAGTTGGGGCATTGAGAGTAGCGTCTATTTCTGACATAAGCGAAATAGAAAGAGGCAAAGTTAAAGTTAAATTAATTAATGCTCCATATCACCAACCTGATATTTCAATATTTATACCTCAAAATTTAGCATTAAACAATGGTTTATTTTTAGGAGCAAAACCTTCTGTTGGAACTCCAGTAGTTTTAGGTACTGATAATACTGGAAAATACCATTTTATTTCTTATTATGTAGAAAATACTGATCTTTTACCATCATTGGAAGATAAGGAAATTTTAATATCCGTTAATAGTCGTACACAGATGACTTTTAACGGAGATAATCATGACATATATTTAGGCTCAATTGATAATAAATTACATATCAATACATCGTATAATTTATTAAGCACTAATTTTAGTGATGAACATCATTTTACACAAGCTTCAAGAAAAATTACAGGACTAATAAAAAGAGAAAGAAGAGATAAGACAGAATATACTCAATTTGATTTAAATTCTAGATTAACAAATGATGATTATGATTCAAAGTACAAAGTAATAACTTTAGATCCTACTGCATCATTAAACCCATCCTCTGCTGGAGGAACAAAAAATCCTTCTTTTGTAGAAAGTCGAGAAATTATATATGAGTTTCAAGATTCTGCTAATGTAAGAGATGATATTTCTGAAGCTTCTTTATACAAAGATTCATCTGTTTTTCCTTTTTATGGATTTACTAATAGAAGAAAAAGCAAAGCAGATACTTTAAGTCTTACTTTAGCTCACCCTAATTATTTAATAGAAACTGTAAAAGGAACAGTTGTTGATATTTTTGGAAATATTTTAGATTTAAATAGATTTCCTTTACCCGTTGGCAAAGATCAAAGCACTTTAAACTCAGATACAAGTACTGATAAATATAAATCTTTTTTAAAAATAAAAGAGCTTGAAAGAAAAAGTATTGCATATCATTTTGAAATTAATGCTCGTAAAGATTTTACAAAGCAATCTTCTCAAAATAGTAATATTTCTGATTTATTTGGTTATAATGCCAAGTTTCCAGAATCTGATTATGGTAAATTAAGAAGTAGATTTTTCATAGATATTGACAAAGAAGGTCAATTTAAATTAAACGTACCAGCTTCTAGCGAAGCTGGCAATATACCATTACTTACAAGATATGAGAATTTTACGAATCTTAGTCCTGAAGACAATAATAATCCAGATAAATTAATTTATCGAGATGATTTACTAGATATTTTACATGATTCTTTTGCTTCTCCTATTTTAGATTTAGGAGAAAGTTCTACTTCTGGTAATTATAAAGAAGAGCCTGGTTCTATTACTGTTAAGCAAGGAGATTCTATTCTTGCAATGCAAGATCGTAGATATGAAAACGTCCATATTAAACATGGAACGGCTTATCATGATATTTTAACTACTTGTTATGCTCATCAAATTAATAAGTTTTTAGATTATACACATGATAAAACTTTAAATGCAAATTTATTTGAGAATATCCCATTATTAAAGAACATTGTAAAAGACACTATTGTAGTTGGCGAAAATGCTGGTGGAAGAAGTGGCTCAATAAATTTTGATGGCTCTATTGAAATGAACATTGGAGCCAATACGTCTGATAGACAATCTTTATGGTTAGATACAGCTGGGGGTATGGTTGCTAATGTTGGAAGAGATCTTAATAATAGAAGTGCCGCAGTTTCTATGAATGGTGATGTATTTATACAGGTTGGTGGAAGAGGCGTAGTAGGTGACAGTAGATTTGTTAAGCAACAAAATGGTCAAATATCAGCAGTTTTAGATTTAAGGGTTTTTAATGATGGGTTAAGTGTAACCATGATTAGAATTGATAATAATGGTGTAACTATCATGACTCCTAATAATTTAAATATACATGCTAGAAGCGAAATAAAGATTAATGCCAGCAAAATAGATATTGACGCAGAATATTGCACTATCATGGGAAGATCAGTTAAAAAGGTTTTTGGTGGGTCTATATAAGGAATATTATGAAAACTATTATTTTCAATAAACTTTTATTACAAGCTGAAGAAGCTAAATTACAAGGTTTTG